AAAAATTAAAAAAAACCAACAAGGTAGATTTAGTTAATAAGCCACCGCATTACCAAGGCAAGATAGAATGTATAGACTTAATAAAAGATAGAGTTGGTTCTAATAACTTTCCAGCTTACTTAGAGGGAAATATTTGGAAATATTTATATAGACATAAGGACAAGGACAGCAACATCCAATGTCTAGAAAAAGCACAATGGTATTTAAACGCTTTAATTAAACACTACGAAGAACTTTAATTAGACATCATTATCTTCTGCATATAGTTACCAACATTCTGCATTTCTTCGGTGGCTATATGCTCTCTAGTTTTACGGTAACGCTCAGTAGCCTTAATGCTTTTATGTCCCATAAGAGTCTTCACATCTTCAATCTTCATTTGCTCACCTGCCATAGTACCAAAGTTATGTCTTAGATCGTGGAACGTCACATCTGGACATCCCGCAGCTTTTCTAATTTTGTTCCAAGTATGAAAAGGATATTTAACACCAAGTATTGTTTCGCTGTTTCTATCGCAAGAGTTAATGATTGCCATAGCTTGATTGTTTAGATGTATTACTCTTGGCTTACCTTGGTAGTCTGTCTTATGTTCTTGCAAGACTAATTTATTACCATCAAGATCAGACCACTTAGCACTACCAATTTCGCTAACACATCTACCACCAGTCAAGATACATAGCCTTATATACTTGATAGAATTTAAGTGTCGCTCATGTGTTTGTGACTCTATGATATTGATCTGCTTATTTATTTCAGCAAACTCTTTATCTGTTAAAGGCCTATCACGTTGCATCTCAGGGTTCTTTTTAACGTACTTTGCAGGGTTATACTTAACTAAAGACAATCTAATGCTGTTCTCAAACACAGAACTAATCAATTGCACCACTCTATTAGCTTGATACTTAGCTCTCTTACTTACTGCAATATGTAGCTTAGTTATATCACCAGTCTCAACGCTCTCTAGTTTCATCTTGCCTAAAGTATTCTTAACATCTCTATCCCACATACGTCTTGGCTCACCATCTATCTTGCCATCCTTCATCTCTACGCACTTCTTGTTATTGTTGAACAAGTCTTCTAGCTTTAACTCAAACGCCTGGTTTAAGGTATAAGCATCAGCTTCTACTTTCTTTGCTTCTAATGGATCAATGCCTTGAGCTACTTCACCAAGTATCTTTTGTGCTTTGTTTCTTGCAACACCAATCAAGACATCTTTACTTGCTATCTTCATCTCTCTGGTCTTCTTGTTGTACCTATAATGCAGATAATAACCTGTCTTATATATCTTTAATGCGCTCACTTGTTTATCAGTCTGGTATCTTGCCATGCTTTGCTCCTCGTTTATCCATCCGTGTTTTATCCGTCTTTTGACTGCGGATTGATGTGTATTTCTGTTACCTATTCAGTAGATTATAAATTGAATCTTGTAAAGAAAACAAGGTTTTTTAGTAATAAAAAGTAATGATGTGAAATTGTGTGATGGCTTTAAAACATAGTGCGCTACCAGGCTGCGCTACTCCCCGAACTGTTAAATAACCGCTAATTCCTTGGGTTTTTTAAGAGGTGCGTCATGGACAGATATACCCATCCGAGTTATATCCGAGTTAATTATTGCATCCATAGCCTCTTTAAAATTCTCTATTGAATCAGTGGTTTTCATAATTTCGTCCTTTATCGTTATTTGTGTAGTTTTACAATCAGAAAAGGCTCGGAAGCATACAGTCTGGTACTTAAGATTAACCATTGCGATTATATCTATTTGATTTTTTTTATAATGTCTTCCCGTTGCATTCTTGCCTTTACGAATATCAAATCGCCAGTTCTTTTGTGTCTTTTCTATATGGGTAACTGTCTTAACTTGACAGCGATACATTTTGTTTTCCCATTCAAAGATTACGTCAGTATGAGAACCATGAGGCAAAACTGTTACAGTATCGGTTTCTCTTGCTATCACNGAGCAAGTTAGGTATTCGCCACTCCTACCTATTCTCTCCGTTGCTCGTGTCATTAAATGTTTTCCAAGTAATACCCTTTTCAGCTAATAACTTTTTCATATATTTAGGCTGTCTATTAAACGCTGCTTTTTGGAACGCCTCTTCATTTATATTATTTGCTTTTATGTAATCGTTTGTAGTCTTTCTTATTCCTGTTAAAAGCGATCTTAGCATTTTTTCTTTTTCTGCATTAGTTGCAGATTTATAATAATCAGATTCAACTAAAGCCCCAGCATACTGCTCTACTTTTTCACCCATATATTCTGCTCTTGTCTGATCTACAATAGTGTTACCAGAGTAAGGTAATATATCTCTTCTTTTAAATCCTAATCTATCAAACTCTCTTTCTGCTGCATTCTTTTCTTCTCTTACAGTAGCACCAGTAAGCTGTCTTACTAAAGGGCCTGGAGCATCAATCCCAGTAAAAGGTATCTGTACTGTATCTGGTCTTCCAGGATTAGCCTTCCTTGTTGGTGACTCTGATTCTGGGAATTGTTCTCTTACAAAAGGTATGTTTGTTTTTAATTCATTTGCTGTATCAGTCAAGAACTCGCCAGTTGGGACAGGCCTTCTAAATTTTTGTCCTTCGAAATCATCATCTGCATAAAATCTTATACCATCTATAAAATCACCAAACATTCTTAATGGTGTCAAATAACCACCAAGAACATTAGAAGTATAATCAGAAAAAAACTTATTAATTTTTTCTTCCGTATCTAATTCAGACATTCCATCTATAACATTTTGTACCAACTGAATACTAGCACCAGCTCTAAACTGTGCGCCTGTTAGTCCTTGTAAAACATCTTTGGCATCTGGGCCGCCTCTTCCACTTTCATTTCTAACAATCATATCAGCAACTAAAAGGTAAGGTGTTAATGGAAAGTATGGTCGCATATCTACAGTCTTACCAGATGATGTTTCCACCTCATACCATTTGTGATCTTCTGATCCTTTTCTTTTCATCTCTACAGCTGTAAGCAATAAGGTTGTTCCTACTACTGCTTGAGATAAGGTTTTATAATCACCAGCTTTTAATTTAGCAATTTCTTTTGGTGTAAGTAATGCAGAAAAACCTAATGGACTATGTCTGAATTGAAAAGCAATAGCGTTAGCCATAAACCTAGGGAAAGGTATCACTCCAGTTAAAAGAAATGGTGAAGAATTAACAACATCAACAAGTTTTTTAACAAATTTAATGTCTGGAGTCTTTGCATAAGTAAAATGTAATGAGTCATCAACTGCCTTTTCTATATCAGCTTTGTTCACATATTTTAAAAGATCATCATTTACACCAGTTTTATTAATATCTATGCCTTTTTTAAGCAAAGCATCTGTAATAGTGTTTGCGAATACTGCTCTCCTATACCAAAACTCTTGCATCCTATTTAGTTTGTTTAATCCGTCAGTAACTTTTTGACCAACCCTTATTACTCTAGCAGCATTAGATGTTTGAGTTGAGTCAGCTACATCTGAAGAATATCTAGTAAATAAATTTTCAGCATCTTTAACATAATACTTTGTTAGCAAGTCTGTTAAGTCTTTGGCTTGTTTTTTATTTTTTGTTAAATTTAAAATTAACTCAAATGATCTAGCATAATTAACAGGAGCTTCTTCAGCACCAAAAGCCTTTCTTACAGGATTAAATGTTTGTTTTAAGGTATTATCAAAAACATCTATTAATGTTTTCATAGTTACTCTACCAATCTGTGCTGTGTTGTTACGCATAGCGGTAGCTACTTGGCTAACCAATAAACCTCTTCTTATGTTGTCGGCTTGTTTTATAAAGTTAGATAACCTTGATGTCCAAGTTTCTGGCTTTGCTGTCTTGCCTATTTTTTCTGCTAATTTTTCTATTGATTTACTTACAGAGCTTAGTTTCTGCATACGTCTTGCTGAATCAGCAATACTTCCTCTAAATAATTGTGATAATTGTGGAAGAGTAATATCATTTTTTTTGAGAACTGAATCTAATTTTTCTCTTGCAACTGGATTTCCTTCTGCCTGGAATAATACTTCCTCTAACTGATCCGATATTCTAATTGCTGGATTTCTTGGTATTTGCAAGTCATCCATTATCTTAACACCAACTTCAACCAGTCTATTGTTAAGGTCTACTGTTGTATCAGTTTGAAAGTCTTTGCCATCTGGAGTATCAATAACATCATCTGCTTTAACTTTATTAATGTTACCGCCCTCTGCTGCTACAAACTCATCTGCTAAAGCATCTTGTTCTTTATAGAAAGATTTAGGTTCAATTGGTCTTGGAGGTATTTCGTTATTGATAACATCACTATAGGTTTGGCGCACATCATCATCAGACATTCCTCTATAGTCTATATTAAAATCATCTAAAGTTTGTCTGATTGTTCTTGCTTCTTCTGTCTGTCTTTCCCAGTTGCTTAATAGTAATTGATCGTCTTGATGCACCCTGTCTGTTTGCAAATCATCTATTATTCTGTTTGTAAAATCTGGCACTTCACCATCAAATGTTTGCAACTCTGGAAGAAATCCATCTTCTTGCATGGCTTCTTGTATCTGGTCAAAGTCTGTAAAGCCTCTTGAGTTTTTTGGTGCTAAATATTTAGAAGTAATAATCCCTTTATCACTTTCTAAGATTTGCTCTAGCTCACCCATTCTTGAGAAGTCTCTGCTTATTGCTCCGCCTTCAATATAACTTTTAGCAGTTCTTACTTTTGGCTTTTTAGGTGTCTTTAATATTTCTGGAATCTTTGTGCTTTTAGGTTTAGCAGTTTCTACTTTAGGTGTAACAACCTCTGGAGTAACTGGTGTATCTACCTTAGGTTGAGGTACGTCTAATCTTGGGCCAATCATATCTGTTGGGCCAACCATTTCGTTTACTTGTACTGGTACTTTGTTTTTATTTTTAAAATATGAAGCACCACCGCCTATAGAGCCACCTAATATTCCACCCAATCCAGCACCAAGTCCAGCAGCCTTTGCTGATTGTCCTAACTCAAAACCTTCTTGTTGACCAGACATTACCCTGGCTGATTGTCTTAGTGCGTTATCAACTGTTGAATAAACAGCACCCTCTATAGCTCCTATCTTCGCTCCTTGTTTTGCACCTTGTTTAACAAGTTCTTTTATACCCTGTTTTGCTGTTTGTTTAGCACCCTCTCTTACAGCTAAACCAGCTCCAAAAGTTCCTATACCTACATAAGTAGTTGGATCAGCAACAAGTCCTTTTATTAATCTTCCAGTACCAGCAAGACTAGTTTCCTTGTTATCATAAATATCCATCAAAGTAACAAAGTCTTCTCGTTGTTGTTGGGTTGCGTTTGTTTTTAGATCAAGAGCTTCTTTACCCATCTTGGGTATATTGTAATTAAACCAACCCATGTATCTTAGGGCATAGTCTGCATACTGTTTGTCGGAGTTTAGCTTTTTAACTTCTTCAGAATTTCTACCTTCATTCCATTCATAGATACTTTTAGCAGCTCTAATGAATTCTGGATTTTCTTTTAATTCTGATTCAGATAGTTTTTGTGGAGAGCTAGATTGCTCTAAAGGAACAAGTTTTGGTTTGTATTCCTCTATAGGAACTAACTTATTTTGTTTAGTTTCTTTAGGTTTGTATTCTTCTATAGGAACAAGTGGCATTTCTCTTAATCCTGGAATACATATTCTTTACCACCATTGACATATACCTTACTTCCATCTTCTTGTGTTCTTGAATAAACATAAGTCTTATTATCTTGAACAATATTTTCATTAGATGTATTTGAATTAATAGAATCATTAGTATTATTAGTATTATTATTGCCAAGCATTTGAGCAGCAATGGCTTGCTCAATATTCATGTACCCTTTGTTTTTCATATAGTCATCATAGAACGCTAATTCATTTGGAGTTAAAGCATTTTTACCTTTAGTTAGTATGGTGTTTTTAATCTTAGCAGCATTTTCTTTATATATATCTTCTTGTGACTGTTCTTCTTTTACTGTTATGTTAGGAAACATCCTTGTGCCATCATCTACAAAATATCTATAGCCATCTTTAGCTACATAAGAATCTCTTTTTGCAGGCTTTGGAATATCCATACCAAATAGTTGGTTCATTCTAATTGCACCTGCTAATTCAGGATTTTGTTTTATAAATAATTCTTTATCTCTTTCAAACTGCTCCTTTTTCATTAGAGCTTGTGCTTCTTTCTGCCTAGCTTCTTGCTCTGCTTTTCTTTGTGCTAGTCTGTTTGAGAACATCATAGACTGTTGATAGTTACCAGATTGGTTTGCATTAACCATACGAAGAGTATCAGCAAAGTTTTTTAACTTCATTGATTTTTCGGCTCTTGCTCTCTCTTCCTCTTCTAGTTTTTTTTGTTCGTTGATAGGTGATATGTTTATACCCAACGAACCTGTGTCATTAGGGTTTATATTTAAAAGACCGCCTGGTTTATTGAAATCAAATATTGCCATTATTTATCTTCACCATAAAATGTGTCGTAGATATCAGCCGCATCACCTATTCTTCCAAGTAAACCTTGATTGGTTGATGATGTATTTGTCATGCCTGGTGTTCCACCGAATACAGCACCAGATAATAAGCCTAACTGTTGAGGGCCATAATTTATGCCTCTCATAAACTCGCCATAGTTTGCATCTAGTCCAGCTTGTCCTAGTCCTTGTTGCTGGTTTCCAATACCAGACATTAAACCTAATCCTCTGTATTGATCTGCTAACTGATTACCAAACAAACCAGCTCTAAAGTTTCTGTCGCCCATTGCTAGGTTTGCCGCGTTGTTAAATCCAGACTGTCTTAAGTTACCAGCAGTTCTACCTGCTACATCTGCAAATTTTTTGTTTGTTTCTGATTCAAGCAATGCTGAACGAGAGCCACCAAAAGCACCTCTGCCTATTGCTGCATCTTGATCGCTTTGTATTTGCATCTGTCTTGCATCATTAAGATCGCCAAGTGTGTTATTAATAACTTGTTCGTTATAAGGATTCTGAAATTGTTGTATGTTAAGTGGGCCTTGAGCTAAGTTGTTTAGTTGTCCTGTAGGATCAAAAGATAATGATCTACCAAACATGTTTCTTGTTGCATCAAAACCAGCTAGTTGGTCTGGATTAAATCCAGCTACTCTAGCACCTGTGTATGGTGTAAATGGTTGACCTGCTACGCCTTGCGCTCTGTTATATAAATCGTCATAACGTGCCTGAGTTGCTGGATCAACTGTAGATGATTGTGTTGTTTTATCACCGCCGCCTTTAATAGCTCCGTATGCGGTAGCTCCTGCTGTGATGTATGGTAATGCTGATGCCATAATATATCCTATAAGTCCTTACTAATTAAATATTCTTGTTTAAATCCTAGGTGCTTAACTTTTCTTAACCAACCCTTACGACCACTACCAGTTATCTTGTTAATGCCGATTGACCTGGCGTACTTCTCTATTGATTTAAACATTTCTTCTACTTCTTCATAATCTCCAGCTATACAAAGAATATGTAAGACATTTTTCTTGGGGAAAACTACGAACTCTGTAATTATAACTGTTTGTTTTCCACCCCAAATTGAGGCTATTCCATTTTCTATTTTATACTTAACATCATCAATTGTATAGGAATCTTGATAGTCAATAGCCTTTTCAATTAAGTCTTTATATTTATCAAACTGTGTCTCCCAGTCTTCTTTAGACTGTTGCTGTGGCGGAGATTGTTCCGTTGTCTGCGATACTAAGTTTATATTTTGTTCCATTTGGACTCACCAATACGAGTTCAGTAGCGTCTACACCACTAACCTCTATTCTTTCACCTTTCTTAAATGCTAACCCGTCTCTGTACTCTATTTCAGAAATCAGATAGTTTTGATAATCTGTATCTAATACTGGCCCTGGTCTTCTTAATGCCTTTCGTGCCATTACCTACGACCTCTTTTTTTAACATCTAGTCGTATATTACCAACTTTAAATAACTGGTCTGTGTCGCCTGTTACTTTCATCTTAACTTGTCTTGCTGTAAATCTTGCGTCTGTGTAACCATCAGTTTCAAAAGTAAAGCTACCAAAATCTGTCTCTGCACCAAGTGGTGTAAATCTTCCTGTAAAACTTAATACAACTCCAGGTAAGGTGTTTGCTTCTTCATCTGGGATAATCTGATTGCATTGTACATAGTTATCACCAACGCCTATCTCAATAGGCCCTGACGTTGCGTAGGGTACTGCTGAACCTAAGTTCTCTGAGTTAGTTAATGTTGTGCTGTCGTGTTCGTAAACAAAACCAGCGTTATCACATGCTGTTGGAAAATCTAATACGCCTTGGTCTAACCAACATCCTCTATCCATTGATCCAATACTCCATACGTTCTCTATGTAGTTCCAGATAACATATTTGTTTGGTGTTAACTGATCTGTGCCAACAGGGAAGAAAAACCACATCTCATTAAAGTTAGAGTTGTGACCACCACATGATGTTTTTCTATATGGGCTATTTATATTGTCATAAACAAAATCATGTACTTCGCATTTTATTTCTTTGACTGATCCATCAAATACAAAGAATGAGTTTTCACCCATCCAACATAAGAATGAATCAGCAGCTATAACTGTTCTTGGACTGATTGCTTTACAGTTAGTACCAGCGTCTTGTATGCCATAGATAAAAGGAGAACCTGTGTAATACAATCTAGCTACACCAGTATCAGTAAAGATAATAACGTCTGTTTGCCATTTAACTGCACTTAGTACTCTACCACCTGTAGGTATTTGTAAATCACCAGCAGTATTAGTTGATGCCGCAGTCCATGTTGTTAGTGTTTCTCTTGATGACCATTGTATCTTTCTTGGATCGCCACCTGCGCCCAAAGCTACAACGTGTCTTTCGTTGGTAACTAATACACCAGAACAGTTAGTTGGCGCACCTGAAACGGGTGCTGCTATTGTGCTAGGTGTGTTTGGATTCCATTGAAATATTCTTCCGTCTGATGGACAACAAAAAAGTAATATCTCGCCAAAGTTGTCAAAAGAAAAAGAGTTGGTGTTAAATAATAAACCAGATTGTGAACGTGCATCACCATAGTCTTCAACGTCATAGTGATATGCACCATATCCTAAAGGATCAAAAGATGCGTCTGTAACAAAACCTGATGGCGTGATGTCATACCAAGTATCGTTTATTAAAACATTAATGGTTTCTCTTGTTCCAACTACTAATACTTTTTTACCGCCATTGGTTATGTAGGAGAACATACCAGTAGGAGTACCAGTAAGAGCTGATGTATTGAGCTTTGTCCATCCACCGATTGGTCTTAGGTATCCGTTTTCAAAACGTACTAAGTCACCGTCTGTCCATCTTCCTTTGTTGGCATAATCAGTACCGTTAGTGACAATGCCAGGTGGAGGAGTCACTTGTATTAATGGCATTTAATTCTCCAATGCTTCTACTTTAGCTTCTAATTGTTCTATGCGTTCTATAGCTTCTTGTAGTGATTTGGTAAGAAGTGGAACAAGTTTGGCTTGGTCTAACTGCTGTATAATAATGTTATTATCATTATCTACAGCATCTTTTTCACCCATCACCGCTTCTGAAACTACGCTTGAAACTTCGTGAGCCAAAAAACCGTCCATGGTTTTTGTAATATTACCAGCTTCATCTTTGTGAACTTTAAAATTAAACCTAGCAGGTTTAAGTTGTTTCAATCTTGTTGTTGCATCAAATGTATAATTAACATTTTCTTTTAAACGATAATCTGAAGAAGTATTATATGAAGTGCTTCCATCAGTATAACCAATACTTCCCTTTACACTTCCACCATGGCAGAATTGTAAAGCTGTAGAGGTATTACCACCTTGTCCTGAGCCTCTATCCCATTTTGCAGTTGTTGTCGTGGCAGAGTTATCAGCAAGTAATTGTAATTGACCTTGTGCAAAATTTAAATCTCCACTACTATTAATAACCATCCTCTCATTACTTCCATTGGTGCTAAATCGCATGGAGTTATCTGAGTGTTTGTATTGTATTCTTCCATTAACAAAACCGTTGGAGCTAGAGAAAAGAATGTTTCCTGTACTTGAACCTGGGTTCAACAACATAATACCTGTATTATTATCGTTCTCTATTACAAGCTGTGTATTTGATACTATCGATGATATTGTTCCAGCACTACCAGTCTTAAGATGTAAGCCTGTTCCTAGGTCTTTGCTAGATAGTCCAGATGTTGCAAAGTAATTACTTACTGTAACTGGTGGTGTGCCAAATCCTAGGGTTACAACATTATTGGTTACGTTTGTAGCAATTAAAGCTGTACCATTAGATGTGTTTGTAGTGTCGGGTAACACCAATGTTATGTTTGTATCGTTTAGATCTGCTGGCGCTTTTAGTCCAATTGAGTAACCACTTGCATCAACAAACTTTAATGCGTTTTGTGTTCCGTTTCCATTTAAAAAAACATCGGTACTTGCTGTTAATGTACCATTTACTTTTAAATTTTTACCAGTTCCTACATGTAGGCCAACACTTGTTCCTGCTCCATTTGCCGAGAAGACTGCATCTACTTGATCTAAATCTGTATTAAGTTTAGTACCCCAAGTATTAGTAGAACTTCCTACCTCTGGTTTTCTGAGTTGTAAGTTAGTTGTATAAGTATCAGCCATAATATTTTACTCGCCTATAGTTTTTGTTTCAGTCGTAGGTGTTATCTCTTCAGATATCTTAGCATCTAAAGCAGACTTTAAGTTTGCTACTTCCTCTTCACCCATGATGCCTTCAACCCAACCAGTAACTACTGCATTGGTTAAGTCTGCAAAAGGTACAAAGTCTGTACCAATATCATCAAGTGATAAAGACTGAGTGCCATAAACACTAGCTGTATATGGTACTTCTTGACCA